AGACGCATTGAGTCAAATCTTCACAATTGTATGATTTCAAGGACTTAGGCGAGTTAAATTACTAAATTAAGAATTTTTAGTAGTTAGTAGTAGTTGATTTTATTCGTCAATGTTAGGCAACTCCAGGTTTTCCCTAGCAATTTGAATAAGCCAGCGGATATAACCGGACGTGGTGTGACCGTAGAATTTTGCTTCTTTTTCGAGGATTTCCTTGCTTTTGACAGAGCATCGCAAAGGTGGCAAGTTCGTCATTAGGTTTTCTTCCATTACTTCTTTAAAATTTTTCTTTGCAGTTTTCATGACCCCAGTATAGCAGTTCAATACAAAAATATCAATACTGTTTGGCAAGCTGAATATACTTTTGAAGGCGTGGACTTCGATATTTGAAGTCCCCTGGGTCTATTCCTTCGGGGAGTTGAACGAGCTTAACTTCGAATCTATACATCTTTAAAAGTCGTGCGGCTTCAATAATAGAGGGAAGCATGGGTTTACCTTTTTTTATCCGACGTTTTCCATTGGAAGTTAAATGGTCATGCCACGAATCTGCGTCCCACATGATTGTAATTCTTTTTGCCTTAGTTTTTTGAAGCCATTCCACCTGTTCTGGGTGAAGGTGTTTCCCGTTCGTGGCCATAGCATTTACACCGACTTTTACGGCGTCAACAAATCCTTCGACCAGGACAATGTCTTCGTGAGTTTTGGCAATATCAAAATTATAAAGAATTGATTTTGATGAAACACCGGAAGGATTAAGAACCTTTTTAAATTCTTTATTTTTTTCTTCTTCTATTGTAGCTCTGGCTTGCCAGAATACGAGCTTATCAGCCATATAAAAGGGAACGATGATTCGATCCTTGCAGAATCCGGCATTCGCAATTCCCCAATCATTATAAAAAGCATACTTCCAGGGAATTCCCCTTTGAATCAAATAATCATTAGGTCCATCAATTAATTGATATCCGTGTGGTAATTCCACTTCTTTAAGGGTGTCGTCAGTTACGTCTTCATATTTGGGAGTCAAAGAGAACTTCTCTCTTTTTTCTTCACAAAGTCTTAAATTTAAAAAATCGAGAGGATCGATAAGTTGACCTCTCAAAATTTTAAGAGCGTGAGTGAATCCGACATTTGAAATCTTTTGAATAAGTCTTGGAAGGAAGCCAGAGAAGCTGCAACGATAACAATAAAAAAGACCCTGTTTAGAATTGACCCATAGTTTATATCTTTTATCAGGGGTTGGCTCACCGTTATTCACGCATTCTGGGCAACAAATGGCATATTCAGTGTGTCCGTCAGACTCGTGTGTTTTGAAATGAATATCGTTTTCGTGAAAATATTCTTCATATTTAAAATTAGGATATTTAAGATTGGATAAAATATCATAGACCGGTTCTTTTAAACTTTGTCTTTCAAGCCACATTACTTTCTCTTCCTTTTTTTCCGATCCAACCAATCGGGAACGCATCCTTTGGCAACGTGACCCCAACGCTTTGAATGAAAAGTAATCCGGCTATAATCGCATAACAATCTATAGGTCATATCGCACTCATTCGACCGATAAGTATCAATGTGAAAACGTATAATTCCCTGAGTCTTTTCCCTGGGCGTTTGATTTAATGTCGCAATGAGATCGGCAATTCTGACCTTTTCATAACATTCCGCAATATCCTTCGCTCTTAAAATCGTCGCCTTTTCGGGATCGTCTTTGGGACGCTGGGCTTGAGAGGCGGTCCATACTGGAACACGGTGAATCAATGCAAGTTGTTTGAGGTATCGAAAAACCGCAGTCTGTTCATGGCGAAACTCTTTGTGTTTCTCATGAGATTTTAACAGGTCGCCGTAATCAACAATCACTAAATTTGGTTTCCGGCCTCGTCGTTCAAGCTCTCTTAGCTTAGCCTCAATATCTAAAACCGTGTAGTCCCATCTATTATTCATCGGAATGAGATCAAGTCTATCGGAATATTTTTTCTCAATTCTTTCGAGCTTTTTTTCTTCTTCTTTTGACAACTCGTCATTACGGATTCGGTTATAAGGGATGTGAGTGAGTCGTGACTGATAACGCATTACCCCCTGTTCTGTGGTTCCTTCCAATAAGAAATGGGCGACCCTTCCATAGCGCATCATAAGACAAGCGGCTCCCATGTGAATTAAAGAAATTGATTTTCCCTTCTTGGGTTCGGCGAGCATTATCCCTAGCTCACCGCCCTCAAGTCCACCATTCAGAGTCTTGTCGAGAGGTGCGATATTCGTCGGTATATAACGCGCTCTCATTAATGCCTGGTGCAAATACCTTTGTCGGACTTCTTCAAATTCTGAGATATCAATTGAAACATCGTCATTGAAGCTCACTCCAAATAACTCATTGATCCCTTTCATTGTGTATTGATAAGCGTCGTCATGTTTCTTGGAATTCCATAGAGTTTGAGCGTCTTGGAATATCTCAATAAAAACATTCTTCCGAGCATATTCGGTCAGGTGCTCTTTTATGAATTCAGGATCGGTCGGCTTAATGTCGTAAATGGTATTTATAAAGGATTTATAAATTCTTCGACGATGCCTCTCAACGTATTTTAATTTGTCTTCTAATTCCACATACGAAGGGGCGTTGCCGGTTGATTCGAATTTCTTTTTAATTTCATTAAATAAAAAAGAATGGGCTTCAGAATAAAGTCTCTCTTCGGGAATATATTTAATTGCCTTCTCACAAAAGGCCAGATCGTTAAGCATGAGTGCCAGCATACTCTCTTGAAAGGCGGCCCCAAAGGTAAACTCTGATTTAGCCCTTGCTTCAGTGCTCATAGTCCTCTCGGTCAATGTCAACTAAGACACTGTCATAAAATTTTTCATAAAAATCTTCCCACTGTGCCAATACGGTGGAATAGGTTGGCATATAACTACTTCGACGTATGGCATACGCCTTATGTGTAGTGGCTATTAACATATTAAGATTTAGTCGCTCTTTTTTGCTTAATTCTAAAATATTTTCGATACACGTTAATTGACCTTTTGTCTTGGGATTTATTTCGGGAAGATTAAAATAAAATTCTCGCCAATAATTCCAGACGCGCATAAATCGTTTAACCGTTCTTAACCGTTCATCAATTTCAATAAGATTTTTTATTTTTTTCTGAGTTTTTTTGGTATCTCCGTGAGTCTTAATGGAGTCCTTTGAAATTATTTTTTCAACTTCTTTTATGGATCGACGCATAATGCAATCTTCAAGCATTCTGAAGTTTAAAAGACGAGGCTCTCGCCGATAGATTTCTATCTGTGATAAGTGTGGTGAAAACATGCCAGCCCTTCGGATTCGTATGTGATAGCAGATTGAAAAGGTCAATACAAGGGGAGAAGCTCGATGTGAAAAGCAGATTCACTTTTATACGCGGCAATGCGCTCAATACTGTGGTCTTTTAATGACTTATGACCAGAGATTAAAAAATCGTAAACTTCGGCTTTATCTTTACCTTGACATTTTCTTAAAGCTCTTCCAATGCCCTGGCGCGTTTGAATCTCGGTTTTTTGGCAACGCGCATTTATTAATACATCTATTGAAGGAATATCTTTTCCTTCACCAAAAATTTCTGTGGCGATAAGACAGGGTATTTCTTTATTAATAAAGGCTTCTTTCATCTTCTCTCGATAATCCAATGGCATATCACCATTGAGATAAACACTGTGATCCACCAGGCGAGAGAGGATAAGTCCATGCTCTTTTCTTCGGACTAAAATCAAAGTCTGTTTATTTTGTTTTATTTTTGACTCTGCAATTTGAGAGATAATGGTATTGAATCCGGTATCTTGAGTTATTGCGTCATAGGCTTGTTTATAGTTATGCCGAGAGAGTTCACTGATATGATATTGACGCACCTTGATATAAGGCTTGACCAGCCAGCCTTCATTGATTAATTCGCTGGTCGTCTTCTTATAAATAATTTCACTTAGGACCCCATGCATGGTCATATCAGTTCCATCACTACGAATGAAGGTTCCGGTGTAACCATAGCGATAATAGGCGTTCTCAGCCATTGTGTTGAGCTTCAGATAGCTCTTAGCTGAAGAATGATGAAACTCATCGGTCATAAGCATCTTGAAGCGTCTGAAGAAGGCTGGCTTCTTCCTTATCAAGCTTTGAATATTTGCAATCACTATGGGGGATTCACTTTCAATATCACGCGAAACCAAACTATATCCGTTTTCAAACATCCCGATGAATTCTTTTACAGTCTGTTCTCGAATGCCAGTGTCCGGCGTCACAAATAAAGTATCGACTTTATGGAGTGCGGTAATTAATGCAGATATGAAAGTCTTCCCGCCCCCAGTTCCGATATTAAATACCCCCCTAGGTCGCATTTCAGCGACCTTTTGGGCTTCGATCTGATACTCGCGTGGGACCCAGGCATCGACAATTTTAAAGGAATTCTCACCCTTGGGAATTGTTCTCAAATCGTCTAAACTGAAAGGGATCTCTTCTTTTTTTAAAAATCTTAAAACTCGGCGAAGAAGACCAGTTGGGAATATCCCATTCTTTTTCATTAACCTAATTCGTCCATCCCAAAAGGGTCTATTTTTCATTGCGAAATAAGCACCTGGGATCATGTAACTTAATTCGTCTGAAATTAATTTTTCATGGACGATATTGCAAATAGCCTGACTATGGGAATTTCCAATTTTTATTAATACTTGTTCTTCCACGGCCCTTCATAACCATAGGAGCATGAAATGGCAAGAATTTGTCCAAAATGTCACTGGGGACATTTAAAGTTACATCCTAGTTTGGCTAAGTGGTTGAAATGTCCTGTTTGCGGGTATTGTGAAGAAGAAGGGGCCACCAGATTTCCCGATGGCCCCTTGCCTTTATAATTATTTTATAATTATTTCTTTTTGACGTTTGGGATCTTTAAAGCGTCCATGACGCCACGAATAAAACTTCCAACTCTTTCAACAAAACCATCATCTTTTTTTGTGGGAGTCAGTCGAGTAATACCTTCAGCGAAAATTACAAAAGATAAAAGAATACCTAAGATGTTTGCATAATTTTCGGCAAGCCATTTTCCGACACTCATAATTGTTTCAAGCATCTTTTTTCTCCTTTGTTATTAGCTCAAAATGAACCAAGTCATAAAAGGTCTGGTCATGAAGATCAGTATCGCCATCCCAATCTCCGCCCCAACGGATTTCAATTCCAAGAATCTTTGCCACTCCCAAAACAAAACCGGCGAAATGATAAAACCGATCTTTGTCCTTCCAATCTATAGGATAAGGAGCCGCATCGACGGCATTACTTGGGATTGAATTATGTTTACTGTCTGGGAATTGAACCTTGCTTCTTCCGGTGTGGAATGCTTCATTCTGTGCTTCTTCGTCTCTGTAACCAGTGATGATTGAATTATCGTAATGTTTAATGACTTCAAAAAAAATTCTTTGAAGGTCTGGGTCTGAATCAGACAAATTTTTCATTGATCTGAATGCGTATTTTGGCATTTGTGTTCCCTTATTTTTTGGAAGGCTGCGTTTAAATCTTCTCTGAGTTTTTCAATTTTGGCTTCATTTTTGATGATTCGTTCAAAATTTTGTTTAGTCGAGAGTTCGTTTTCTTTTGTGGCAGTTTTAAAATGATCCCAAAGCATTTTGAAAATTAATAATGCGGAATTTATAACGACGACGACAATCACACCCATTATCGGGTCGATATTCCCCATGTTATACCCCTGAATTTTGAAATTATTGTGTCGGAATTAAGTGTTTACACCCGATATTAATGGTGTCACTGGTGCCGTCGGCCAAGTTATGTCTAATGGATCTGGTGTATTATCGGGCAAATCCCTGAGAGCTTGTCGGTATGTTGCCCAATTGTCTTTAGCAGTTTGATCAAGTCCATTGTCATTTAATTGAGTAAAATCGCATTTTGAAAGTTTTTTATTTCTTTGGGATCTTAAAGCAATTTCAGCAAGTGGAAGGGTTTCGGCGTCAATATCTTCTTGTGTTCTATCGACTACGACTCCGTTATTTATTTTTTTGAGTTTCACCCCATGAGAATTTGCCGACATTGCAGCTTCTTTATCTGGTGCTTCTTCAAAAGTACAAAAAGCAAGATGAGCCTTTGAGGGATCGGAAATTAAAACGCCATCGTGTTTAGGAACGGTGTCCGTCCAATCAGTATTATAAACCCACTTATCCATCGTGACGATCTTGTTATCATCCGTGGTGTCATAAATAGCAAAGTGAGTATTCTCTTTATCTTCTTTCGCTCGATTTGAAATTTCACCATTTAAAGTGTCATGATCGGCACATAATTTCATTCTATACGCTTCATCCGCAGCCGCAGCGTCAATGGCCTGTTGTTCTGCTATTTGAGCTTGTTGAACCAAATATGCTGGGTCGTCCACTTCAATCCATGCGGAACCATTCCAGTTCTTTATTTTATTTTCCGCTGGAGATCCTGGGTCTTCTAAGGTGCATTGTGCTGGCATTAATGGCCCTTCACCAAATGGACCTTCTTGAGCGGAAGAAATTCCTAAGTAATAACCTTCACCGTCATAACAATAAATTGTAACCATTTTTTAATACCTTATTATTTTATTAACAACCAAACTTGGTTGATAAGTGTTATGTGCCGTCCCCGAACCAACCGACGAAACAACATGCGTATGTAAATAACTTGAATCAGTTCCCCACCACTCACCGCCGCTATAAACGTCAGGATCATTTGAAAGAGTGTCCCATGCATAAGCCGATGGCTGACGTCTTGGATCGGCTGAGTCATTATCACCGGAAATAGCTGCCGGTGCCCATAAATAAGTATGCTCGTGATAATGAGAATGTACGTGATAAAAGGTGTGAGTGTGCCATGCGCTCAAAGTGCCTGTCGGATGAGTGTGAACTGCGTTCTCACCATAAACTAAAGAATGTTTTTCTTCACCGACAAAAACCCCCCTTTGTCTATTTGAAGCCGATGGATAAACGCCGGTTCCTTCGCCAGCACAACAAGCTCCGCGATTATCTGGCAGTTGGAAGGTTGTTGATCCATCACCTGCACCATACCATATTCCAATAGCATTAAATAAAGCCTTATAAACAGATCGACTTATTATGGCACCATTACAAAGAAGGTAATTTGGCGGAAGAGTTCCGCCACCATAAGCTTTTATTTTTCCGACCTTTTCACTCGCTGAATATAAAGAAGATCCCATAATTAAAACCTTATAATATGATTTACAATTAAAGTTGGCTGCATCGTATTATGTACGCCACCGCCACCAGAGCTATAAGTGGACGCATGATCGTGATATTGAGCAGAACCAGAACCATTTACAGGATTTCCAGATGTAACAGTTTTTGAACCCCCCGTTAAATTCGTCGATTGATTAACTGTCGCAGTCGAATTTTGAGGTGGCTGATATCGGGGATCGGCAAAGTCATGATTTCCGGCATCCTGATTGAATCTATAATAATTATGGTGATGAGTGTCAGCGTGAGTATGGGAATAACTGTGATAATGATAACCATTTGCACCTATATTATTCCATTCTCTTTCATAGGTGCTATTCCCATGATCATGTGCTGGCATGGTTGAGGTGTCTATCCCGTCGGTTTCTCTTCCAATGACCGTTCCGGTTCCATACCAGCCAACTCCCCTTTGTCTATTTGTGGCCCCCGCATAAAGTCCGGTTCCTTCACCTATTAAAGTCGCTCCCCTTGTATCTGGCGGATAAAAAGTTGTACCACTTCCACCATAGGAATAACCAATAGCATTAAATAAAGCCCTGTAAAGAGTAGTGCTCAACGGGGAACCATTGCAAAGAAGATAATTAGGTGGCGGAGCGCCACCGCCAAAGTCAGTTATAAATCCGGCTCTCTCACTCGATTTATATAAAGAAGATCCCATATCAATACCTTATTAACCAATTAACAACGATTGAAGGTTGCATTGTATTATGTGCGCCACCACTCCCACTACTTTGAACAGGGTGAGTGTGAAAGGAACTTTGCGAATTAAAAGTTACACTGGTCGCGCCACCAGTGGGACCAGCCGCATTCCCAGTCGCTGTCAGAGTTAAATTATTATTATACCTTTGATGATCGGTGTTGGTATCACCGCCAAAAGCACTTGCCATATTATATTGATGAGAATGTGGAAAATCGTGATCGTGATAATTTTTATGATAATGATATGCGCTTTGAGATCCCATTGATCTATTTCCACCAGTCACCGTCGCGCCAGTATTATGCGAATGCGCTGGAAGTTCACCCGTTATAAGAGTGTGAACTTCAGATCCGACTATTGTAGCACTTCTTGAGTGAGCCGTTGCACCAGCATAAATTCCAGTTCCCTCACCTATCGTGGTCGCCCCTCTTAAATCTGGAATATAAAAGGTTCCGCCACTTCCGCCATAAGAATAACCGATCCTTTTAAAGAGAGCTGCATAAATAGCTGTGGAAAGTCCGGCACCATTGCAAAGAAGATAATTAGGTGGCGGAGTGGAATTCGCAGCGGATCTTATATTCCCTGCGTTTTCAGTTGATTTATAAAGGCTTGATGCCATTAATTACTCCCATTGATAAACGGAAATATCATTTCCAGTCCCATTGTCAGTGATATCGTATGTGGTCGGAGAATCACTTTGCCATCCATTGATAAAATTTCCATTACTATTAATAATGATATTTCCAACGAATCTCACGTCTCTGACACAATTAAGACTTGAAGTTAAAGTTAAAGTCCCTTGGATATAACTTTGAATCCCATGACCGTGAATAATTATGGATTTACCTGCAATAGTTACCGCTTCAACTACTGAATAACCGTTTAAAACAAGGATTCTTTGACCGTCTATTGCAGCGTTGACAGCCGCCTGAAGACTTGAATGAGTCGCCTTATGAGTGGTCACATCCCCTGGGTTTCCGACTACAAAATGATAATATTGATTATGAAGTTCAACATTTTCATCTAATTCTGAAATGGCAGTAGTGAATGAAGCTCCTGACGGATAATTGTAATTAGTTGTATAAGGTGGAGTCGAATCGTTTTCATCGATCAATCCACAAGCGGTTAAATGACCGTCTGTTATTCCGTCCCCAAGCCAGTTTGTTTCACCCGATTCAAGCTCAACCGACTGCCAACCATTGCCAAAATAAACTCGGTCACTTCCGGCTTCAGCGGATCGATAAGCAAGAATAAAATTTTCTTGAGCCAGGGTGAAAGAGCTTGCAGCGATCTTATTCACTGTGAGCGGACCGGCTGGAACCGTTCCAAAGGTCGGCATGGTCACATAAATGACTTCACCGTCCAAGAAATTAGTTATGGTTTGAGCCAAAACTGTATAGGTATAGGCACGACTGGGAGCGATAATTTTTAAGTTTGCGGTCCACTTCAGTTCATCCGCCGTGGGGGCTTCCCAAGATATTGTTCCACCTTCAGTGAGAATAAAATTTAATCGTTCCAAAGTTTCATAAGGCGTGGGTCCTGGCAGGTCATACCAGTTGGGACTTCCCTTCATTTCTTTAATTGAAGTTGTAATGGCGTCGTAGGCTTCTTTAAAATTTCCGATACCCTTATCAGTTCTTGGACCTCCGAAATTATAATCGGCATCTAAATGAAAAAATAATTCTCTTTCATCGGAAATATTATTTATAACACCGCCAGCGGTTGTGACGATTGAAAGTGGGAGTTTGTCATCGTCTCCTGAAAAAGAAACGGTATTATTTACGAGTCTGACAAATTGCTTTTTAATAGTATCTGCACTTTGACCGAATTCTTGACCGACATTACCATTTGCCAGTGGGTCCCAGAGTGCCACGATATCAGGCGCACAAGAATCTTCATAAAGTTGAACTTCAATATAATTCGTTGCGTTATCAGCACAAGTGATTGTGAGAGCATCGTCCGTGGTTTTATATCGATTGATCCCATGGTGATCGATTCTGGCAGAACTCATTAAAAGAGAATCGGTCGATTGATTCACTCTGACCGTCAATCCGCCATCGATTTCAATAAACCAATTATCAATAATAAAATTATTGGGCGATAAAAAGAGTTCGTTATAAGCAAAGAACTCCTCTTCAATATAGGTGAGCATATTGTCGTAATAAATTAAGTCCCATCTTTGATCTGGCACGAAATTCTGTTTTCTTTGCAATGTCTTAACCCCTATAAATTTCAGCCAATCCATGAGATTTTATCTCATCAATTTGGCCTCGTTTTTAACAAGTAGGCTCTGAAATAATCCATCGGACTATAACACCCGCTGCCGTGATTGACTCTACAATCCTTTGAGCCAATTCCCTTGCAGCGGTAACGCCTGTGAGATAAATAGAATAATCTGTCCCGTCAACATTCGGTGTGACATAGGGCTTTATAGCTACATTAACCGGCTCACCTATCGCATGGTCTTCAGTGAATGTATAAGACGGATCAATTAATAAAGTTGAATTATTGGGTCTTCCAAAATACCGCACTTCTTTTTCTTCATTAGTTCGACCCAAATTAAAAGTCACCCTTCCGGTTGTATCTGGTATTCGAGAAGCTTCAGTCATTGATAATGTCGTGATAATATTTCCAGCCGTAATAGTTTGACCTAATATTCCTCTCAACCCTCTCACCGTTGAAGAACTTCGGGTATCTGTGAAAAATGAGCCAGGATAATTATCAAGAAGAAGGTTGAAATTATCAGTTGTATTA